AACTAACCTACAAGTAGATGACACAGGTAACACATTCGCTGGTGTATTAAACGGCAGAATGAGAGTCTACATTGACCCATATTCAACAACAGATTATATTACAGTAGGTTACAAAGGCACAAATCCATATGATGCCGGTGTATTCTATTGTCCATATGTACCATTAACAATGGTCAGAGCTGTTGGTGAAGAGACATTCCAACCAAAAATTGGTTTCAAAACCAGATATGGTATGGTCTCAAACCCATTCGTAGGTGCCACACCTGCTGATGGACTAGCAACAGCTAGAACTAACCAGTACTATAGAAGTTTCAGAGTTGATAACATTCTAGGTGCATAAACCTTAATGGTTAAAAGTTAAGAGAGGAGTTTCGGCTCCTCTTTTTTCGTATAAATAGAATCATGGCATTAACTAATAACTTTAATTATCTACAACCAACCGGCTTTAAGTTGGTTATTGATAGAACTAACTATCCAAATCTTGAATTCTTTGTGCAAGATTTTACACACGCTGGCGTGATCATGAATACCGCAGATGTGGCATATAAGAAAATAGCCGCAATTCCGTTTATCGGTGATAAACTCACGTATAACGAAATGCTCGCTAATATCATATTAGATGAAGACATGAAGTCTTATAGAGAAATGCATACTTGGATGAGAAGAATACTAGATCAAGATAACATTACACCTCTAGATAGATTTAAAAATAAAACACAAAGACCGCCGGCACAATCAGATATAACATTATCAATACTCAACAGCTCTAACAATCCTATAGTAAGAATTATTTATAGAGACTGTATACCAACTGCATTAACTGATATTCAGTTTCAATCCACAGGCGGTGGTGAATCGTTTATAAGCTTTGGAGCTTCTTTTAGATTTACATATTTTGATATACTACATAAAGATGCTACAGGTGCAATGGTCGATTCAGACTCATTCTCTGTAACTGGCAAGTTAACTAGTTAATATATAATACTATTGGAGAGATTATGATTGATTTGAAACAGATCCACAACATGTGGGCAGAAGACTGCACTATTAATAATACACAATTAGATGAAACATCTAAGCAAACCCCAGCATTACATTCAAAATATTTACAGTATTGGTCAACCGCTAAGCTAGAACTAAAACGTGCAGAGTTTGAGCAGAAGAAAGTTTTAAAAGACAAGTGGTTATATTATAATGGAAAGATGGATCAAAAAACTTTAGAAGAAAAAGGTTGGAATCCAGATCCGTTTGACGGATTAAAAGTTTTAAAAGGTGAAATGGATTACTATTACGAAAGTGATCCTGAAATACAAAAGACCGAAGAAAAAATTCAATATTGGAAAACTGTAAATGATACATTAACAGAGATAATAGACAATTTAAAATGGCGACATCAAACAATATCGAACATAATCAAATGGAAACAATTCGAGTCAGGAAATTAAATCATTCAACTATTCACTTAATGTGTGATAGATCAGTAAGCACCGAACTAAGAGAGTTCTTTTCTTTCTTTGTACCTGGTTATAAATTTATGCCTGCCTATCGTAATAGAATATGGGATGGAAAAATAAGACTATTCAACCAGACTACAGGTGAAATACCTGCAGGTTTGTTTCCGCAGATTTTAGCATTTGCAGAATCACGTGAATATGAACTTGAAATAGATGATTCTGAATATGGAAATCCTAATGAAGGCAATACGATAAACGCCGATTTCATGATGAAGTTTGTAGAAGCATTAAAGCTTCCATTTAAAATTAGAGACTATCAGTTTGATGCGGTTTGTCATGGCATACAAAGAAAGAATGCTATACTGCTTTCACCAACAGGTTCTGGTAAGTCACTTATAATATACGTGTTAATGCGTTATCTTTTATCATCGTTTGAAGATAAGAACATTTTAGTTATTGTGCCGACTACTTCGTTAGTTGAACAGATGTATAATGATTTTAAAACTTATGGATACAATGTAGAAGCGAATTGCCATAGAATATATTCAGGTAAAGATAAGAATACAAGTAAAAAAGTTATTATAAGCACATGGCAATCAATATACAAATTTCCTCAAGCTTGGTTTGAAAGATTCGGTTCAGTGTTTGGTGATGAGTGCCATGGATTTAAATCGAGATCATTGACATCTATAATGAACAAGTGCATTGAAGCAGAATACAGATTTGGTACAACAGGCACATTAGATGGTGCACAAACACATGAACTCGTTTTACAAGGATTGTTTGGTAAGATACATAGAGTAACGAGTACCAGACAATTACAAGATGATGATACGCTCGCTAAATTAGAAATACGCAGGATAGTATTACAACACAAAGAAGAAATAAGAAAAACATTCGGTAAACAAACATACCAAGACGAATTACAATATGTAGTATCACATAAATCAAGGAATGCATTCATACGCAACCTTACTCTTGATTTAGAAGGTAACACATTAGTATTATACAATTATGTTGAGAAACACGGCAAACCTCTACATACATTAATAAAAGAAAAAGCAGAAGAAGGACGCAAGATATTTTTTGTATCAGGTAATACTGCAGCTACAGATAGAGAAGCTATAAGAGCTATAGTAGAAAAACAAAAGAATTCTGTTATAGTAGCATCACTCGGCACCTTTAGCACTGGTATAAATATTAGGAATCTTCATAATATTGTATTTGCATCTCCATCAAAATCGCAGATAAGAGTTTTGCAAAGTATTGGAAGAGGATTGAGAAAAACAGATGACGGTAAGTCTACTACACTATATGATATAGTGGATGATATAAGTTGGAAGTCACGTAAAAATTATGGAATATTACACGCAGATGAAAGACTTAGAATTTACGGTAGAGAAAAATTTACACATAAAACATACAGAGTAGAACTATGAGTAAGAATGTAAAGCAATTTAAATTAACTAATAATGATGAAATAGTCTGTGAAATTGCAGCGTGGAATGATGAAGAAACTGATGAGATAGTAATAAAGAAAGCACTTAAAATAGTAAGTGTAGAAGATTACACTCGTGGTATAAGATTCTTTGCTCTGAGACCTTGGATAGCTTTTCAAGATGATCCGGAAGAATTACAATCATTGAATTCAACCCATATCATTGTAACATCTTCACCTACTAAGTCTATGTTAAAATATTATAATACATGCCTAACGGCAATAAAACAAGATCTTAAAAAACCTGGCATACCTCGTAAAGGTGTCTGGGCTAATTTAGATGAAGTAAATCATGAAACCCGTGATTTAACAGATGATGAACTTGACGACTACCTTACTAGTAAATACGGTAGCATGATAGAAGATGAATACCCGGATTCAGCTGATAATAACATAATTAAATTTAAGCCGAAAGATACGATGCATTAGGGTATATCCTCTCTTCCTCAGATATACTATCTTATTATACCACATTTTTCAGCAAATGTACAACGTTATATTTGTTTCTTAAAAGAAAAAAAAGTATTGTACATTTACGTAAAATTAGTGTATAATAGTACTATAGAATAAAGGATTAACTATGGCCCGCAGAAAAAGCATACACTATGTCAATAACGCGCAGTTTTCACAAGCAGTAGTTGACTATGTTGGACACCTCAATGAATGTAAAAAAGAAGAAACAACTTTACCAAAAGTTCCTGACTACATAGCTCAATGTTTCTTAAGGATAGCACAGGGGTTATCACATAAAGCAAACTTCATAAGATATACTTATAGAGAAGAAATGGTAATGGATGCAGTTGAAAACTGTTTAAAAGCTATAACAAACTATAACCTTGAAGCAGCAACAAGAACTGGTAAACCAAATGCATTTGCTTACTTTACACAGATAACTTGGTTTGCATTCTTAAGAAGAATAACAAAAGAAAAAAAACAACAAGAGATTAAACTTAATTACTTAGCTAAATCTGGCATTGAAGCATTTATGGATGTAGGTACTGAAGCTGGAGCTAGTAATCAAGTATTACATTTTGTAGATACTCTTAAAGATAGAATTGCAAGAGTGCGTAACACCGATAATCAAGTAAAAGAATTAGCTAAGATAGAAAGAAAGAAAAGAAAATCTCGAATAGCTGATTCGGATTTAAGTGAGTTCATGCAATGAAGGTAGGTATCACTGCTTCCACTTTTGACTTATTACATGCAGGCCATGTAGAAATGCTAAGAGAAGCTAAAGATCATTGTGAGTATTTAATTTGTGCTTTGCAAATAGATCCTTCTATTGATAGACAAGAAAAAAATAAACCAGTACAAACAATTGTTGAAAGATACACTCAACTCTCTGCAGTTAAATTTGTAGATGAAGTTATTCCATATATGTATGAAAGTGATCTCGTAGATATTCTTTCTATGAGAAATATAGATGTACGTATATTAGGTGAAGAATACAGAGAGAAAGACTTTACAGGTAGAGACATCTGTAAAGCACGTGATATAGAATTGTACTTTAATAAAAGAGAACATAGATTTAGTACAAGTGATTTAAGAAAGAGAATAACAAATGAAAATAGCGGTGTTAAATGATACACATACAGGAATACGAAACTCATCGGAAGTTTTTTTAAATAATGCAGAAGAATTTTATAATAACGTATTCTTTCCAGAATGTGATAAACAAGGCATAACACAGATACTGCATCTCGGTGATTACTATGATCACCGTAAGTTTGTTAATTTTAAGGCTCTTAATCATAATCGTAGAATATTTCTAGATCAACTTCGTAAACGCGGCATGTCTATGGATATTATTCCTGGAAATCATGATACGTTCTATAAGAATACAAACGAACTTAATTCTTTAAAAGAATGCTTAGGTCATTATATGAATGAAGTCCATATTGTTATGGAACCTACTGTAATGGAATATGATTCATTGAAGATAGGATTAGTTCCTTGGATATGCCAAGAAAATTATACACAATGTATGAACTTCATAAAAGATTGTAAAGCAGATTGGTTAGGTGCGCACCTTGAACTAAATGGTTTTGAAATGATGAGAGGATTAAAGAACACTCATGGTATGGACCCTAAATTATTTTCAAGATTTGAAATGGTATTAAGTGGTCACTATCATTGTGCATCACAAAAAGACAATATCTGGTATCTCGGTTCACAAATGGAATTCTTTTGGTCTGATGCTCATGATCCTAAGTACTTTCATATAATAGATACTGAAACAAGAAAAATAGTGAAGATAAGAAATAATCACACTTTATTTGAAAAAGTCCTTTACAATGATGAAGAAATAGATTATAATAACTATAATAAAGATTTTACTAATAAATTTGTAAAAGTTATTGTTATGAATAAAACCGATCCTTTTACGTTTGATAGGTTTATTGATAATATTCAAAACCAAAAAGTTTATGAATTAAAGATAGCAGAAAACTTTAATGAATTTATTGGTGCTAATGTAGATGATGAAAGCATGAATTTCGAAGATACAACTGAAATAGTTGATACTTATATAGATGCTGTAGACACCGACTTAGATAAGAATAAAATAAAAGTTGAAATGAGACAATTGATGACTGAGGCACAGGCTCTAGAAATAGCATGATAGTATTTAAGACTCTTCGATATAAAAACTTTCTATCTTCAGGTAATACGTTTACCGATGTAGATTTTACTAAAGCTAAGTCTACATTAGTAGTAGGTCACAATGGTGCAGGTAAATCTACAATGTTAGATGCATTGTCATTCGGGTTGTTTGGTAAACCACATAGAAAGATAAGTAAAGCACAACTTGTTAATTCTATCAATCAAAAGCAAGCATTGGTTGAAGTTGATTTTACGATTGGTCAATCTTATTTTAAATTAGTTAGAGGAATTAAACCTAACATATTTGAAATATGGAAAGATAATAAGATGATTAACCAATCATCACACGCTACCGAATACCAGAAGATCTTAGAACAAAACATTTTAAAACTTAATCATAAGAGTTTTCATCAAGTTGTAGTTTTAGGTTCCTCCTCATTTATCCCTTTTATGCAATTGAACGCAGGTCACCGTAGAGATGTTATTGAAGATCTTCTGGACATCAATATTTTCTCTAAGATGAATATTATACTTAAAGAAAAGAACTCTACATTAAAAGATAAATCACAATCTATTAATACTAATATTGAATTGTGTAAAACAAAGATTGAGCAACAGTCAAAGTATATAAGAGATATAGCTGCACTTACCAGTGAAAATAAAAAGAAGTATGAAAAGCAAATACAATCTGCAGAATTAAAAATTCAAAAATTACAAGATCATAATAACGAGTTAAGTAATGAACTCGAAACGGTAGGTGATATTGACTTAACTGAATTACAAACTAAAAAGAATAATGTAATAGCAGCTAAAGCTGAAAAGAAACAAGAACTTAAGGCAGTAGCTAAAAGAGGATTGTTTTTAGAAAATAATGATGAATGCCCAACATGTGAACAACCTATACAACATAAAGATAAACTTGTATCTGAAACTAGAACTGAAGCATTACAAATAGAGTCTAAACTTTCAGGTATTGAAAATGATTATAATGATATTGAAACACAAGTAATAGAATTACAAAAGGTTATTACTAAAGTTAATGAAAAGACCAATGTTATTAATTCTAATAATAGAGAAATACAATCGTTAAATCAGAGTAACAATGATTTAAGGTCATACCTTTCT